GTCCCGACACTCGTTGGGCAGAAGAAGTCATGGAAGAATGTGCTTCATTTCCGAACGGAGAGCATGACGACCTTGTAGACTCCATGAGCCAAGCCCTGTTAAGATTTCGACAGGGAGGATTAGTCCGTTTAAATTCGGACGAACCAGATGAATTTGTGCCAAAAAGAAAAGTGGCATATTACTAAGGACACATTATGTCAATTGAAAAAAGTCTTTATCAAGCCCCAGTTGGGATTGATTCGTTACCCCAAGATGCCATCGAAATAGAAATTGAAGACCCTGAGTCTGTAAAAATTGGTATCGATGGTCTAGAGATTGAAATCGAACCCGCCCCTCCCACGGCTGAAGACTTTGATGCAAACCTAGCGGAATTCATGTCTGAAGGCGAACTCCTTGAAATTGCAGGAGATTTACTGGGAGACTTTGATGACGACCTCTCTGCCCGCAAAGACTGGATCCAGACCTACGTAGACGGTCTAGAGCTTTTGGGAATGAAGATTGAGGAACGGACGGAACCGTGGGAAGGAGCTTGTGGTGTCTATCATCCCCTCCTCTCCGAAGCCCTAGTCAAATTTCAATCCGAAACCATTATGGAGACCTTCCCTGCGGCAGGTCCTGTCAAAACCGTCATTATTGGCAAAGAGACCCCTGAGAAAAAAGACGCTGCCCAGCGAGTCCAAGACGATATGAATTACCAACTTACAGATGTGATGACAGAATTCCGACCTGAACATGAACGGATGATCTGGGGTCTAGGACTGGCAGGAAACGCTTTTAAGAAGGTTTATTACGATCCTCACCTAGAGCGTCAAGTCTCGATGTTTGTCCCCGCTGAGGACATCGTAGTGCCTTATGGGGCATCTAGTCTGGAGTCTTCGCCCCGTGTCACCCATGTCATGCGGAAAACCGAGAACGAAGTCAAACGACTTCAGTTTGCTGGATTCTATCGAGACATTGAACTAGCCACCCCCAGCGGAGCCTTAGACGAGGTAGAAAAGAAAATAGCGGAGAAGATGGGCTTTCGTGCCACAACAGACGACCGCTATAAGCTTTTGGAAATGCACGTAGATTTGGATCTGCCAGGCTACGAGGACAAAGACAAAGACGGAAAGCCAACGGGAGTCGCCCTACCCTATGTTATAACGATTGAGAAAGGAAGCCAGAAAGTCCTCTCAATCCGCAGAAACTGGAGACCCGAAGATGAAACGCACCAAAAACGGAATCATTTCGTCCATTATGGCTACGTGCCAGGCTTTGGCTTTTATTGTTTTGGGCTTATCCACCTTGTCGGTGCTTTTGCTAAGTCTGGTACTTCTCTTATCCGACAACTTGTCGATGCTGGTACATTATCGAATCTGCCAGGTGGCTTTAAAACCAGAGGTCTGCGAGTTAAGGGAGACGACACCCCCATCTCGCCAGGTGAGTTTAGAGACGTAGACGTACCCTCTGGAGCCATCAAAGACAACTTAATGACGCTCCCCTACAAGGAGCCAAGCCAAGTTCTCTACTCCCTCCTAGGGACAATCGTAGAAGAAGGTCGCAGATTCGCCTCCGCAGGGGATATGAAGGTGGCTGATATGTCCGCTAACGCCCCAGTCGGCACGACTCTGGCAATCCTAGAACGAACTTTAAAGGTCATGAGTGCGGTACAAGCCCGTGTTCATTACTCCATGAAGCAGGAATTAGGTCTTTTAAAGGATATTATTCGTGACTACACGCCCGAAGAGTACAACTATGAGCCTGAGGAGGGCAGCCGCAAGGCAAAGAAGAGCGACTATGACATGGTTGCGGTTATTCCAGTCTCGGATCCTAATGCGGCAACGATGGCGCAGAAGATCGTTCAGTACCAAGCAGTACTCCAGTTGGCGCAAAATGCTCCTCAAATCTACAATCTCCCGCAACTCCATCGACAAATGCTAGATGTGTTGGGAATTCGCAACGCTCAGAAGCTAATTCCACTGCAAGAAGACCAAAAACCCAAGGATCCAATCACAGAAAACATGGATGTCTTGACCAATAAGCCTCTAAAAGCGTTTATTTATCAAGATCATGAAGCCCATATCATTGCTCACACCAATTTTATGAAGGATCCCCTGACAGCACAGATCATTGGACAGAATCCACAGGCTCAATTGATGGCGGCAGCACTCAATGCCCACATTGCCGAGCATTTTGGCTTCAAATATCGTCAGATGATCGAGCAACAACTGGGTGCGCCACTGCCTTATCTCAAAGACGAGGACGAAACTATCCCAGAGGAGTACGAAGTTCAGCTATCCAGACTGGTGGCACAGGCTTCTGCCCAGCTTTTACAGCAAAATCAGGCTCAAGCGGCTCAACAGCAAGCCCAACAACAGGCTCAGGATCCAATTATCCAGATGCAACAGCAGGAATTAATGATCCGCGCCCAAGATGTCCAGAGAAAAGCACAAAAAGATCAGGCAGATGTTCAATTGAAGCAAGAACAGATCAACGTAGAGCGGGAAAGAATCGCTGCTCAGGTAGAAATCGAAGGTCAAAAGACTGGTATCAAAATGGCTGCCGACAAAGACAAGCTAGACCGTCAAAACGAGATCGAAGCCACCAAAATGGGTATCGATATTGCTAAATCCAGAGACTTAAGGGGTAGAGGATGACGGAATTAGAGATTTTAATGGGTCAGATAGATGACAAGGCTGACCAATTAAAGAGTGCTGTAGTGGTCGGAAACATGGATCACATCCAGTACCAACGAGTTTGTGGAGAGATTCGAGGTCTGCTCACCGCAAAGGGTTACATATTAGACCTCAAAGACAGAATGGAGAAAATGGATGAGTGAAACTCTAGACTTAGAAAGGGCAGTGGATCTGACACAACTGTTGAATAAGTCGAATGAAGAAAAGGCTACGCAACTCCCAAAACCCTCTGGATACCGCATTCTTTGTGCTATCCCAGAGATGGAAAAAGAGTTTGAAAGCGGGATCGTAAAGGCAGATGAGACCCTACGCTATGACGAATTGCTGACAACCGTGTTGTTCGTTGTGGACTTAGGACCAGATTGCTACAAGGATCCAAGCCGATTCCCCACTGGTGCTTGGTGCAAGAAGGGTGACTTTATTCTTGTAAGACCAAACGCTGGTACTCGATTAGTCATTCATGGGCGGGACTTCCGCATCATCAATGATGATTCTGTGGAGGGTGTAGTAGACGACCCTCGTGGTATTAAACGTAAATAGGAGCAAGTATGGAAAACACCGAGTATAAGTTCCCAGACGAAGTAGAGCAGGTTCAAATCGAAATCGAAGATGACATCCCCGAAGTCGATAAAGACAAAGAACCTTTACCCAAAGAGACCGTAGAAAAGCTTGATAGAGACGAACTAGACGAGTATTCGAGCGAAGCCAAGGAAAAACTAGCTCAGTTTAGGCGGATCTATCACGATGAAAGGCGGGAAAAAGAAAAGGCTTTGCGTGAACAAAAAGCAGCCCTTGATTTAGCCCAAAAGCTTTATGAAGAGAATAAAGCCCTAAAAGGCAAGGTCAGCAATACTGAAAAGGTTGCTGTCGACTCATATAAAGACTCTGCCCAGCGTGAGCTAGAAATGGCAAAGCGGGAATATAGAGAGGCATATGAGGCTGGAGATGCTGAAAAATTGGTAGACGCTCAGGAAAAAATGACGTCTGCCAAGATGAAAGTAGAGAAAGCTTCAAACTACGCTGAAAATATAAATCAACGTGCCTCTTTACAAGAGAAAGAAAATGAAGTACAAATACCCCAACAGACGTATCAAGAGCCAACTCGTGATGCAAAAGCAGCCGCTTGGCAAGAACGTAATTCTTGGTTTGGTCAGGATGACGAAATGACCAGTCTAGCTTTAGGCTTACATGAAAAGCTAGTCAAGGAGAATGGTATGGCTTACGCTACGACTGATGAGTATTACAGACGCATAGATGACACAATGCGGAAGAGATTCCCTGAGAATTTTCAGGACGTAGTGGAAGACACCAAACCGACTGATCGGACGAAGCCGAGTACAGTCGTTGCTCCTGCGAGTAGAAGTACCTCTTCGAAAAAGATAAAGTTGAATACATCCCAATTATCTATAGCGAAGAAGTTAGGTCTAACCCCAGAGCAATACGCCCGTGAACTTATGAAGATGGAGTCTTAAAATGGCAAACACTAGATTACAAAGAGAAGCAGATACACGTACAACAAGCAAACGTCCTGAGCAGTGGGCGCCAGCAGAGTTGTTACCAGAACCAGATAAACAACCTGGTTATACGTATCGTTGGATTCGTACTTCAACACTGGGTACGGCTGATCCCCGCAACCTCTCAGCAAAAATGAGGGAAGGCTGGGAACCTGTCCGAGTTGAAGAACAGCCGCAACTACAACTGCTAATCGATCCCAATAGTCGATACAAAGACAATATTGAGATCGGTGGGTTATTGCTTTGCAAGACTCCCGAAGAATTTGTTCAGCAGCGTAATGCACATTACGCCAAGCAGAGCGAAGCTCAGACGGAGGCTGTGGACAATAACTTTATGCGCCAAAGTGACGCAAGGATGCCCCTCTTCAAGGAGAGAAAGTCTTCGACTAGCTTTGGAAAAGGTAATTAATTTAATTAGGAGTTTTAAATGGCTTATCCTACCGTTTCAGGACCTTATGGGTTCAGACCGATCAATTTGATCGGTGGTCAGGTATTTGCTGGTGCAACTCGTCAAATTCCAATTGATTCAGGTTCTACAACTGCCATTTTTTATGGTGACGTTGTTCGTCTGAATACTGCTGGTACTTTGAGCCGTGTCTCCACCACTGATTCTGCGACCGATGCTGTTGGTATTTTCTTGGGTTGTGCTTTTACAAACCCAACCACCAAACAGCTCCTTCAACAGCAATACTATCCAGGCGGTATCACCGCTTCCGATATTACTGCTTATGTTTGCGATGATCCTGACGCTTTGTTTAAAGTGGCAGTTCTTTCATCTTCAACCGCTATTGGCGGCTTGACCCAGACCGATGTAGGCAACAACGTTGCAATCTACACCACTGCTGGTTCAACCTCCTCTGGTGATTCAAACGAAGGTGTACGTAATGCGACCAGCACCTCAGTAACAACTCTGCCATTCCGTATTATTGCGGGTGTTCCAGAGACTGTTAATGCGTCTGGTTCTTTCACTGAGGTAATCGTCAAGTTCAACTTTGGCGTCCATACCTATTACAGTGCAACCCCTGTAGCAACCGCAGCATAAGGAGCATATAAATGGCTATTTCACGCGCACAACTAC